GTTGTATGGTAGTGTCCCCAGTTGCGTATGCCGAGGCTCTGGGTATCAAAAGTTTGGGAACCTGTGGCTTATAGGGGTTCCAAGTGGGGGTTCACACCTCCGCACACCTGTTGGATTACGAGCGTCGGGTAGGTTAGCATCTGCCACCATTCCAGCCATCGCCTGATGAGGCGGGCAGAGTGCATCTGTTAAACTGCACCCAGTGGAATCTGGCCCTTTCCCCATTCATAAGGTAATTTGTACTTTCCTATTTTCCCTATACCATGATTACAACGAACACCAATATCCGAGAAATGCCAACAGGGCTTACCACCCTACCGACGATAGAGTTCATTGATGTTACAAGAAGTGCAGATGCCAGAACATGGTCAGGCGGTGACAATCGCCCCTTTATTGAAACTTGTCTCCTAAAATGGAAGTGGCTTCGCGTCCTTCTATGTGTGGATGATGAGTGGCTTGAGGACGTCAAATTGGAGGCCAGCGTGCGTGATAAAATTCGTGATGAGTTGAAGCTACAACAGGTAGGCTACAGCATCGACTCAGTGCGAATGGTCACGCGTGCTATTTATGACACCACCAAGTATGACATGTCCAATTACAAGATGCAAGAGGATGCTGAGGCATTGGCCATGAAGGAGGAAGAGGAGTTGCGCCTTTCTAGGGAAAAGGAAGCGCGTGATACGGAGGTCCGGGCTTGGACGCATTTTGCACGAGCCTGGTCGGAGGTCTTCGGCTACCAGCCGGAGTGGCCTCAATCTCCCCAGGGTGACCGCGTCCCTCGCGGTGATCCTTTGTTGACCAACGGTGGGGTGGCCACCGTCAACATAAATACCGTTGTTTCCCACGTGCCTGTGGTTGTCAATCCACGCGTGCAAGTCGTGCCACGATTTGCTGCTGCTTTGACTCTTGCTTTGCGAGCCAAGTTTGGACGCATGGCCTACCATGAGGCGAATCGGTTGTTGATTGAACGTGAGTACCTCAAGGTGTGTCGTGATGCGAATGTACGCCACTGTGATATTGAATATCATAGGCAATTCGTCATTAACGCGTACTTTAATGAGGGTGTCACCGATGAGTTATCAACCGTGCGGACACGCTTACCACGCTGGTTGCGTGTGGCGTTTGGATCTGTTCCGAACGCTGCGCCAACGGTGTGTTGAGGGTGCCCAACTACGGTGTATGGGTCCAATACCAGTGTCGACGAGGAACTCGTGGATCGTGTCGAACTGGACAATGTTGGCAAGTTGTGCATACACCGGAATGGGAACCAACCAAAACAACGCAAGTACAACGTCCTTGCGAAGTTTGGCCTAGATCACAACCTAGGAGTTTATAATAATGGCGTAGACGCTATAGCCAGGGCTCTAACCGAGCGCTACTTCTTTTGCAAGGAAAAGGAGGGGAGTGGTTTCAGAAATATCATACCACCTGACTATAACGCATTTAACAATACACACTTCAAGGAGTTCCGCCGTAAGGTGATGGGTCACATGCCCAAACTACCCCGTTTGAGCCGTCAGCAGGTTGTTGACCGCTATACCGGTAGCAAAAAGCGTGTGTACCAGGACGCAATGATTTCATTGTTGCGTTCGTCACTCAATCAGCGGGATGCCCATCTGAAGATGTTTGTTAAATTTGAGAAACAAGATTTGAGTAAGGCTCCGCGTGGTATTAACCCGCGGGACCCACGGTTCAACCTGGAACTCGGTCGGTATTTAAAACATGCCGAGAAACCGTATTTCAGGGCGATAAATAAAGCGTTTGATAGCGTTACTGAGCATACCGTTATTAAGGGACTCAACTCCATTGAGTCCGGCACGGTTCTAAGACTCAAATGGGATAGCTTCAAGAGCCCCGTTGCTATTGGAATGGATGCAGAGAAGTTTGACGCGCACGTTAGCGTTAGCGCTTTGGAGTACGAGCATAAATTTTACACCGCGTTGTTTCCTGGTGCAGTGGTGTTGAAAAGGTTGCTTGGGTGGCAGCTGCACAACGTCGGAAAGGCATATGCCGAAGACGGACATGTGAAGTTTCGTGTGCATGGTACGCGTTGCTCTGGTGATTTGAACACCAGTTTGGGCAATTCAATTATCATGTGTGCGGCCATTTATGCGTACGCCAAGCAAAAAGGCGTTCGTGTTGAGCTTGCAAATAATGGGGATGATTGTGTGGTCATGATGGAGCGAGATGACCAAGAGCGGTTTCAGCGTGGTGCTGTGGCATGGTTTCGTGATCGGGGGTTCAGTATGGTTTGTGAGAAACCAGTTGATACCTTTGAGGAGTTGGAGTTCTGCCAAACGCATCCAGTGTGTGTTGGTGGGGTCTGGCGTATGATTCGCAACCACAATGCCGTGCTGAAGAAAGATACCATGTGCCTTATAGCAGTGCAGAATGATTTGGTGTATCGGAAGTGGCTCCATGCTGTTGGCATCGGTGGCGTCACACTTAATTCCGGTGTGCCAGTTCAGTGTGCGTTTTATGATGCATATCTGCGACATGGTGTCGTCTGCTCTCAAGGCATGATCGACCACATTAACAAAAATTCCAGTCTTTATACGCGCATCAGGGGTATGGTCAGGGAGTCAACGTACATTTCACCATGCACGAGGGTTTCCTATTACTATGCCTTTGGTGTTTTACCAGACCATCAAATCGAAATTGAAAAGTATTACTCCCAGGCCGAAATTAAGCCATGGCACAGCACGCCAGTGGCCAGGGAGGCATTGGATAATGAACCAGGCATAAAATTGTTAGATAATGAGATACCATGGTAATTATTGTGGGCCGAATTGGTCAGCGGGGCTTCACCAGCCCAGTGTTGTTTCTGATGTTCCGGCGGTTGATGAGTTTGATGAGACGTGTCGCGTGCATGATGCCGCGTACGCGACGGGTCAAGACTTGTTTATCGCTGATGGAGCATTCTATGATGCCAACATTGGTCGTGGTTACAAGAGGTCCCTGGCCGCTTTGGCCGTGAAATCACAACAGTTAGCACGGGGTCTAACCAGGAATAAAATTATTATCGCACCAAATAACAATTTTCAGCAAACAAGCATGGCACCATCCTTGCGTAAAAACAATACCCAGAAGAACAAAACTAAGAATGCAACAAGGACCCAAAATGGGTTAACAATACCGAATACGCGCATAGCCACCACCGTGTCTGCTCCGGCAGCCATGGGCTCGGTTATCCGCGGTACAACTGCCAAGACTGTCAAGAAGAGCTCCAATGGCATCCATATGGATGTCTCAGTTTGCAATGGTCGCCTAGCTGGTGCCATTCAAACCGCTGTTCCAGAGATGGTCGGCATACAGTACTTGATGCCAGTTACGCTGGGTAACGACGAGGTCCAGAATATGACCCGCGTCTACCAGCGTTACCGCATCTTATCTGCAACCGCGCATTTCCGAGCCTTTCAAGGCACCAGCGCTGGTGGTGAGGTCATCATCGTATCGAATGATGACCCCAATTACCGCCCTATTAACACTAGCACTAACTCTAGCTTCTATCAACGTGCTTTGTCTGCGAAGCATGCAATTATGACCCCTATGTGGATGAGCACGAGCTTGCCACTGGATGTTGATTCCGGTTGGAAGGTTTGTGACAATTGCAACAGTACCACATTGGAGGAATTCTGCTCAGGTGTGGTTTATTATTACGTCGATGGCTCAACACAATTGCCAGGCTTCGTGATTATTGACCTTCGTATCGAATTCGAGGGATTGCGTTTCAATTCACGTAACGTCATCTCTGGATCCTACCTAGGACTTGCTGCAAAGAGATCCTTAACTGTCGTCAACCCAACTATTGGTGCTGAGGCTACCATTACTGGTGCTGACTTCACAGTGGGGGACATTTATGCTATCCAACTCAGCACGTCTGGGGCTACATTTGGTGCTGGTGTGACTGCTAGCTCGCTGTGGGACATCTCGTCAGGGTCGGGGACCATTGATTTCACCATCAATGGTTCCACGATCATATACTGCCGTGCGTCCACTAGTACGAGCCTGCGGGCGTATGTGACGTATGATGCGTGTCTCGGGGACGATAAGGGTGATGGACTCATTGGCGGGGTCACCACCACTACTACGTCCACGTTTCCAAGCAGCTACATCACACAATTGCGCAATAGTGCTCAACCGACAAACTAAAGCACTTCGTGTTGTTAATGCGGGTTACATGACTATATTAACGTTGTCGTAATTTAATAAAATAATAAAATAAAATAAAAATAAATAAATATCCATAAAACCCAGGTCATTTGGAGGGGTGTGGCAGTCAGCAATGGACTGTGGCAGTACCCTATCAGGTTCACGGCGTCTGGTAAACGACGTGGCTCCTTCAATCTATGCATCGCACCTGTATAAAAATATCTATGTTATTATATGTACCCGTATCACATTCGTTTTTCTCTACTTTTTCTTTTCGTTTACTTTATATGTTTCTCTTTGTGTACCCTGCCGCTTGAACTGCGGGGTATGCTTCCGTTTAGCGGGTGTAGCCGTAAATCGTCGTGAAGTTCACAGTCACTCTTGACAAATCTACAACAATGCCGAAATCTGGTTTTAATCAGTGGGGGGTAGGACACAATTTACAACTTATATATGCC